AAGTGGAGAAAACTGGTGTTCTACATTTTTTGGTGGTGGAAATTGGAAACAAACTTCTTATAATCATAATTTTAGAAAAAAATACGCTGGTGTAGGAGATGTATACGACAGCGCTAAAAACAAATTTTTAAGTCCTCAACCATTTGCTTCATGGTCACTAAATGCTAGTGATGATTGGGAAGCTCCAGTAGCACATCCAAGAAATGCTGCTGCAGAACACGATCAAAATTATCATATTAGTTGGGATGAAGATAATCAAAGATGGAGTGGGGTAAAATCATCCGATCAAAGTAATTGGAACTGGGACGCTTCAGGCTTGACTTGGGTGTCCGCATAAGGAGACTCAAATGGCCAAATCAGGTCGTTCACAAGGTGGTATTATCGGAAAAGTCAATAAGACTTCTTTCGGAAAANATAAAGTTACCAGAACTACAGCCACAGGAACATTCACAACACAACCCGGAACAACAAAACTTACTTACACTGTCATAGCTGGCGGTGGAGGCGCGATGGCTGATGGTGGCGGTGGAGGCGGAGCTGGTGGCGTTTATACTACTGAAAATTCAGATGTTTGCGGAGCAACAGGTTATCCAATAACTATTGGAGCAGGTGGTGATGGAAGATGTAATCCAGGAGGAACCGATCCTGCAACTCGAGGAAGTTCTAGTGTAGCATTTTGTACAACAGTAACTGGTGGTGGAGCTGGAGGTCCAACACCTTTAGGACCTGGCGGTTCAGGTGGTGGCGGACAAAAAAGTCCCCCTTATGCTGGAGGAACTGGAAACACTCCTCCTTTAAATCCTGTACAAGGATATGCAGGGGGTACTGGAGCCAATACTTTAGGTGAACAAGGTGGCGGTGGCGGTGGAGCAGGCGCTGTAGGCGGAAACGCATGCGCTCCTAATGCTCATGGTGGAGCAGGCGGCGCTGGAAGAGATTTAACCCCTTTTTATGGATGTGCTCCTCAACCTTATTATATAGCTAACGTAACTGGTAAAGGAGACACGGCGTGCGGAGTATTTGCAGGCGGAGGCGGTGGTGGTGCAGGAAAACCTGGCGTACCAGGTGGAGCCCCTCCAGGTCAAGTAGCAGTTGGCGGTGATGGAGGCGGAGGCGATGGTGGTGTTTCTTCAGGACACCCTGGATGTTCATCTATTTCAAGTGGAAAATGTGGAGTCGCTAATACAGGCGGAGGCGGTGGTGGAGGTTCTCCTCCAGGTGGCCCAACCGGTGGAAAAGGCGGTTCAGGAGTTTTACTTACAAAAGAATTAAATTACGCATCAGGCATGTGGCCGATGCAATCACAATTTCAAAAACAATCAGCTGGAACATGGCCTTTTGCAGGCACTACTATAAATTATTTAATGGTTGCTGGTGGAGGCGGAGGTGGTGTATCTGACGTTGGAGGAGGAGGCGGTGGAGCTGGTGGTTATCGAGCTACTGGATTCGGACCTAGTCCTTTACAAGGGGATTCTTTTTATTTATCTGGAGCCCCAACTACAACATTCACGGTAACAGTGGGTGCTGGTGGAGCTGGAGGAACAGACAATCCTTATGGTACTAATGGAAAAGGAGCTGACGGCACCAATTCAAGTATAGCGCATCCCGCTATTACAACTCTTACTGCTGAAGGTGGTGGAGCTGGTGGTGGAACAAACGGTGCTCCGGGTAAACATGGTAATCCGGGTGGTTCAGGTGGTGGTGGAGCTTTAGGACCTTCTTGTGGAGGTTGTGGAAATACACCTCCCGTATCTCCCCCTCAAGGGAACGCCGGAGGAGATAGTAAATGTGGACCCGCAACCGCGAGTAATACGGGATCAGGTGGTGGAGGTGCAACAGCGGCTGGAACTAATGGAACCTCAACCGGTCCAACTTCTACAACAGCAGGTCCAGGTGGAGCAGGAGCTCCTAATTTAATTGCTCCCGCGTTTCCAGGTGGAACAACATTCGCAGGAGGAGGCGGTGGTATGTCACACCCTAGTGGTACCCCAGGCACAGGAGGTGCCGGTGGAGGAGGTACAGGTGCTGATTGCGGAGCTAATGGAACTACTAATTTAGGTGGTGGCGGATCGGGCGCTAATGGTAATGGCTCAAGTGGAAGAACCGGAGGAACAGGTGGTCCCGGCATTGTTATTTTAAGATTTCCAACTGCTTCTAAAAGTCCAAGTTATGCGGTAGCTCCAGGAACAAATACTACAGCAACAGTAGGATCATGTACCGTAGCTACTTTTACGGTTTCAGGTACATTAGTTTTATAAAAATTTTTTTCATCAAATTTTACTACCCATCCTATATTTTATAGGAGAAGAATTGATATAGATCAAATTGACTTCATTGTCTAATATGCTATAAAGAAGGGGAAAGATTAAAAGATGAATTTAAAAAATTATTATTGGTATTATCAAAAAGCAGTCCCAGAACATATCTGTGATAAGATTGTTAAATATGGATTACAGATTAAGGAACAAATGGCCATTACAGGTGGTTATGGAGATCCTAAAAATCTTAATAAAGATCAAATTAAAGATTTAAAAAAGAAAAGAAATTCTAATATCGTTTGGATATCAGAAAACTGGGTCTATAAAGAACTCCATCCTTTTATTCGTCAAGCCAATATTAATGCAGGCTGGAATTTTCTCTGGGATTGGTCAGAGTCCTGTCAATTTACTAAATACAATAAAGGCCAATATTATGATTGGCATTGTGATAGTTGGGAAGTACCCTATAATCAACCCAATACGATGAGTCATGGTAAGATAAGAAAATTATCAGTCACGCTTTCTTTATCTGATGAAAAAGATTATAAAGGAGGAGAACTGGAATTTGATTTTAGAAATTTAGATCCAGATAAAAAAAGAAATACTAGAATATGTAAGGAAGTTAGACCTAAAGGATCTCTGGTAGTTTTTCCTTCTTTTGTATGGCACCGAGTTAAGCCCGTTAAAAAAGGATCAAGATATAGTTTAGTTATTTGGAATTTAGGACGCCCTTTCGTATGAAGAAAAAAAAGAAAATAAAACTTAAAGAATTATGTCAAGCTTCAGAAGGAGGGAAGAAGGCGCCTGAAGTTCTTAAGACAGAACATTATTTTACTTCTCCTGTTTATTGGACCGATAAACCGGAGTGGGTGAAGAAACTTAATACAGCATCCGATCCTTATATCAAGCAAGCACGATTAAATAATCTCGATGAGATTAAAAAAAGAAATAAAAAATATGGAAACAAGGGAGAACACCCATGGGTCCACCATTCAACTACTTTGATTAATGATCCTCAGTTTAAAGTGCTACAAGATTATATTGGGGCTACCGCATGGAATCTTTTAGATGGTCAGGGTTTTGATTTATCTAATCATTCTATTTTTATTACGGAATTATGGGTTCAAGAATTTTCTAAAGATGGGGGAGGTCATCACACTTTACACACTCATTATAATGGCCATATCTCGGGATTCTTTTTTCTTAAAGCAAGCGATCTGACTTCTAGACCTGTTTTTGAAGACCCAAGGCCAGGTAATGTGATGAACTTACTTCCTCAAAAAGATCCATCTATAATGACTCTAGCCTCTCATCAAGTTAATTATCTTGCTAAACCGGGCAGACTTATATTCTTTAATTCTTATTTACCTCATATGTATAGTGTGGATAACGGCTATGAACCTTTTCGCTTTATTCATTTTAATATACAAGCTATCCCTAACAGCGTATTAGGAAAACCTCATCAACCCACATGGTTAGAGAGACAAAAAAATGACAAGAAAAAATAAAATAATACATATGCCTCAAGCTACACAGAATGCTTATGTTAAAACTATTTTAGGACAACATCCTAAAAAACTTCCAGATGATTTTGTGGAAACATTAATCGAAGAAAAAAGAAAACAATTATTAAAGGAGAAACATGTCATTCAAAAGAAATAAATATAAAGTTTTAAAACAAGCCGTCTCTAAAGAACTCGCACAGTTTGTGTATACCTACTTTTTAAATAAAAGGAGAGTGGCCAGATTCTTTTTTGATATTAAATGGATTAATCCTTTTGCAGAAGAGTGGGGAACATGGAGCGATGAACAGATTCCTAATACTTATTCCCACTATTGTGACATTGCGATGGATACTTTACTTCAAGGCCTTCATAAAAAAATGGAAAAAGAAACAGGGTTTAAATTACAACCCGCTTATTCCTATGCACGAATCTATAAGCAAGGAGATATTTTACACAGACATAAAGATCGTTACTCTTGTGAAATCTCTACCACATTAAATTTAGGAGGAGATCCTTGGCCTATTTATTTAGAACCATCTGGTAAAACTGGAATGGCTGGAGTAAAAGTAAATTTAGATCAAGGAGATATGCTTGTTTANATGGGGTGTGAATTAGAACACTGGAGAGATCCTTTTCCTGGTAAAGATTGTGGGCAAGTTTTTNTNCATTATAATGATAAGACGAAGAAAACGGCTAAAGACAATCTCTACGATACACGACCTTTTTTAGGTCTTCCTGCTTGGTTTAAAGGTTTTAAGTTGCCTCCAAAGAAGAAATAAGATATAATAAAGATCGGCGTGGGGGATTCTTTCCACCACAAAGGTCTTCTACGCCTCTTCATAAGCAGTTGAAATCCCCATAGATCTAGTATAATTTAAACTTAAACGGATTTTTCTATGCTACAAAAACTAGGTTTTACACCCGGATTTAATAAACAGGTTACTCCTACCGGCGCTGAAGGGCAATGGACGGGAGGAGACTATGTTAGATTTCGTTATGGATCTCCTGAAAAAATAGGGGGATGGCAACAGTTAGGGTCCGATAAACTCACTGGAGCCGGTCGAGCTCTTCACCACTGGGATGATAACGCTGGTATTAAATATGCAGCCATAGGAACAAACAGAATTTTATATGTATATTCAGGGGGTCAGTATTATGACATTCACCCTATCCGAACTACGATTGCGGGTTGTGATTTCACAAGTACCTCGTCAGAGAAGACAGTAACCATAACTTTCCCAAGTCCTCATGGACTCATCGATGATGACATTGTGTTAATGGAATCCGTAAGTGGAGTCACAGCGGTGG